TTATAAATATAGGGATGAAACAAAATCTCAAACAACAAGAAAAGCTAATCGAATATTGTAAACAAGGCTACCACATGGGGTGGTTCGTTAACAACGTTCTTATATTAGAAAAGTAATAAATGACAACAAATTATTTAACAGATGATCCCATATTTGGTCAAGTAGACTTAGATGATAAGTTTATCACAGATGCGTGGCTTGTCGATCGGTATGTTGGTAGTGCCATGTGGGCATGGGGGAAAAACACTAATGGCCAATTAGGTCTCAATAATACAACCCATAGGTCAAGTCCAGTACAATTTGGAAGTTTGCTTACGTGGCGAAAGGTGGAAGGGCTTGAGGATGCAGCTGCAGCTTTAAGAACTGATGGAACTTTGTGGATGTGGGGTGCAAATGTTTATGGAGCGCTTGGTCAGAATAATACTACAACAAGATCAAGTCCTGTACAGGTTGGAACATTGACATCATGGAAGGATGTTGCTGGTGGTAGTAATTTTGTAGCTGCAGTACGGGATAACGGTACCTTGTGGGTATGGGGACGAGGTGATTATGGTCAGATTGGTAATAATAGTATAGCACATAGATCTAGTCCAGTTCAAGTTGGAACAGGTACAGACTGGAAGCAAGTAGCATGTGGCAATTTTCATTGTATGGCAATAAAACAAGATGGTACGTTATGGGGATGGGGAAGAAACCATCTTGGCCAAGTTGGACCTACTTTCTTTGATGGCACGATCGTGGATAGGAGTAGCCCAGTCCAAATAGGATCACTAACTGATTGGAAGCAGGTGGCGTGTTGTGGAAACTCCACAGCGGCTATAAGATTAGATGGTACATTATGGACATGGGGGGATAACGCTAGAGGCCAATTAGGTATTGGAACCGTTGCTCATAGGTCAAGTCCAACTCAAGTGGGAACATTGACGAATTGGAAGAGTATTGGTTTTCAAAGTGATGGCATGGCAGCTATAACAGCTGATGGTAAGTTGTGGACATGGGGATTGAACGATCAAGGTCAACTTGGTCTTAGTGATCGTGTTCACAGGTCAAGTCCTGTTCAAGTAGGATCACTCACCAACTGGAAGCAAGTAGCAACATTACAAAATACGAAATCACTCCTTGCTGTCAAAACGGATGGTACATTATGGGCATGGGGAGAAAATTCATCAGGAAGTGGTCAATTAGGTCTTAATGATACTGTTCATAGGTCAAGTCCTGTTCAAATAGGATCACTTACTAATTGGAAATATGTTGGCGGCAATTTTAATAGTGGTTTTGCCATACAATATACAGAATAGATAAAATAATAGGAAAAAATATGGAATACATATTAGTCAAGAATAGACAACAAGTATTATTAGGTCCAATGTTATGGAAGCCTAGATTTATCCAATTGGAAATAAATGATCATGTGAGTAATGGTGATAAAGCTAATCCCTTCACTATATCACTAACTGAAACAGGATATGTAGATTGTGGCGATGGATATGAATTGATCCCAGTTACATTCGAAAGTGTATCTTATGACTCAGTCTATCAGTATCTTGCAGGACCTTTCTATACATACCAGGGTAATGAAGCTATTGGGGGATATACAGTTCACAATGCTGATATTCAATTGGTGAAGCCTGCATTGAAGCAACAAGCAGCTGCGGAACGTAGAAGAAAGCAGGCATTAGGAACATCTATATTATTAGGAAGTGAGGAAGTGTACGTTCCAACAACAGATGATGAGCTACAAAAGTATGTAGCAGCTCTAACATCGATCGGGAATGGAACTATTTCTTGGAAATTTGGTCTCAAGTTCATAGATTTGGATGCAGCTGCAATTCAGACAGTGATTGATGGCATAAGAAATTATGTACAATCTCAATTTGACTGGGAAAAGTCAATATGGGAATCTATAGATGCAGCTAGTACGATTGATCAATTGAAAGCTATAGTTATTGTGGACCCAGTAGTTTAACAGGAGTGATCTATGTCTGTAACTGGACCAAACACAGGATTCAAAACGACATATTCAGGGTCAACACAAGATCTTGGAGAAAGATATGTTTCTAAAGATTACCTAATCGATGTATACCCAAATATAGCAAGTACTACTGGAAACATAACGCTTCCAGGATTATGGGTATGGGGGTTGAATAGTTCCTTTGGGCACCTAGGCTTAAATGATGTAAGTGTGAGTAGATCTAGTCCAACTCAAGTGGGGTCACTTGCAATCTGGAAATCGGTTGCTGGAGGTTCACAACATATGTTAGCCGTGGAAACCGATGGTTCTTTATGGGCATGGGGAAGAGCTACTGTTGGCGAAACAGGATTAAATAGTACAGTTCATAGATCAAGTCCAGTTCAGGTAGGATCACTAACAGATTGGAAACAGGTTGCATGTTCAGTTACTGCCTCATTTGCTGTAAAAACAAATGGGTCACTATGGTCCTGGGGACAGAATACCAATGGAATATTGGGTATAGGTACAACAACCCCAACATCAAGATCAAGTCCTGCACAAGTAGGGTCATTAACGAATTGGAAGTCAGTTTCAGGAGGTGGTCAAAATAGCCCTGGCCATTGTGTTGCAATAAAAACAGATGGAACGCTATGGGCTTGGGGAAAGAACAGTGATGGTGAGCTTGGCCTAGCTGACACGGTTCACAGATCAAGTCCAGTTCAAGTTGGATCATTAACCACCTGGAAGGATGTTGCTTGTGGTGATGGACATACAATCGCCTTACAAACAAACGGTACATTATGGGCATGGGGAAGAAACGGTTCACAAGGACAATTGGGATTAGGTGTACTTGGGCATAGATCTAGTCCAGTACAAGTTGGAAGTTTGACTAGTTGGTATTCTATCGGAGTTGGTCAAAATTATTCATTTGGAATAAGAACAGATGGTACCTTATGGGCGTGGGGTAGTGGTGGTAATGGAAGACTGGGGGATGGAACCATAACTGATAAATCCAGTCCAGTTCAAATAGGTACGTTGACAAACTGGAAGAAGGTAGTGGGCGCTGATCAACATTCACTTGCACTAAAAACAGATGGTACGTTATGGGCATGGGGGCAGAGTACATCGGGCCAGACTGGATTGAATAGTATAAGTAATGTATCAAGCCCAGTTCAAGTCGGTACCCTTACAAATTGGAGATCAGTTTATACAAACTTGAATCTAACGTCCATGGCAATTGCAGATGGATATTACTAATTCAAACCCTAACACACCTTAAACTATAAAGTAGAAGAATAAAATGTCATCAGGATACAAATTTTCGATACTCAATTCAAACGGATCAGCAAGTTCAACGGTTGTTGATTTTGAGGATATGTTTGTTGCCAAAGATTTATTTATCGAAGCTGGGTTGTATTCTGTCGGATATAACTCGGATGGACAGCTTGGACTCAATATTAGTGTTGCCACTAATAGGTCAAGTCCAACTCAAATAGGAACATTAACCAAATGGAAGCAAGTGAGTGCGGGAAGTCTTCATAGTACAGCTATTGATACGAATGGAAGGCTTTGGGTGTGGGGAAGTAATGCTTCCGGTCAACTTGGAATCGGTAGTATAACTTCTAGATCTAGCCCAGTTCAGGTAGGATCGCTAACAAATTGGACTCTTGTATCAGCTGGGCGAGATACAACAGCAGCTATCAAAACAGATCAAACTCTTTGGATGTGGGGATTGAACGATCAAGGTCAGCTGGGAGTTGGTGACATTGTTCACAGATCGAGTCCTGTTCAAGTAGGATCACTCACCAATTGGAAAATGGTATCGACTGGATCCTATCATACAGCAGCTATCAAGACAGACGGAACACTTTGGATATGGGGAGAAAATTTTTTTGGCGGGTTGGGGCTTGACGATAGAACTGATAGGTCAAGTCCTGTTCAAGTTGGATCATTAATAAATTGGAAAATGGTATCGGTAGGAGCCTATCATACAGTAGCTATCAAGACAGATGGAACGCTTTGGGCATGGGGAATAAATACAAATGGTCAGCTTGGTCTTAGTGATAGATTGCATAGGTCAAGTCCTGTTCAAGTAGGATCATTAATAAATTGGAAAATGGTATCAGCGGGAATTGATTCAACAGCAGCCATCGACATAAATGGAAGGCTTTGGACGTGGGGAGTAAATACAAATGGTCAGCTTGGTCTTAGTGATATAGTGAGTAGGTCAAGTCCTGTTCAAGTAGGATCATTGAGTAACTGGAAGCTTGTTGAGGTTGGAGGGGACGGTTATCAAATGACGGCTGTTAAAACAGATGGTACACTCTGGGGATGCGGAGATAGCCAGTTTGGTCAGATAGGTGTCACTACTACAAGATCAAGTCCTATTCAAATAGGATTATTAACAAACTGGAAACAAGTATCATCTGGAGCCTACCACAACATAGCAATCGCATCTCCTGACTTACCATAATACTTGACTTTGTTTAGAAACTAGTGTATAATTATTATATACTATTTTTTATTATGGATAATAAGTTGGATAATAACAATTCAGAAATGTGGGCAGCTATAGCAAGCTCATTACCACAAACACCATCTCCTTTGAACATTTTACCGATACCTGAAATACTCAAGGTCATGCAATATTGTGCAAACGATAGAGTTGAAAAGTATGATGTTGCTATTCAATTGCTCGATATTATTTCACCACTCAGAAACGACATTGAATTTCTAAACTGGAAATCTATGGTTGAATATCAATGTAAGAAATATCTACGTTCGTATGAAACTTCCGAACAAATTCTAAATGTATTAAAAAACACTAACACACTATTCAATTCTGGTCGAGCCGCCTACAAAGCAAACAGGTTAGACCAATCTAAAAAATATCTTGAAGAAGCATTACAGATTGACCCAGGAAACAGTTCTATTATGTTGGACTATGCTGTTACTATTTGTACTATGGGTAACTTTGATTCGTCCCTTGATATAATTAATTCAATCGATAAATCAAACTTAGACGAATTACATGCTAAGATTGTGGATTTCAATAAAGGGTGGCATATAATTCGTAAAGGGGATTTCAAGACTGGTATGGAACTGCTCCATATTGGCCGTGAGATTGGAATGCTCGGTAACAACTCCAAGCGATTTGCTAGACCGGAGTGGGATGGTAAAACGTATCCTGGCAAAACTATTCATATTGTAGGTGAAGCGGGTATAGGTGATGAAATTATTAATGCTAGATTTTCTAAGATTATCAAAGAACGTGGTATGAATTGTACTATGTCTACTGTTCATAAGAATGTATCCATGCTGAGTTCTATCAAAACGCTAGATGATGTATTTGATACCGAACTAATTAATAATAAAGATTGGGATTACTGGACTCCAGCTATGGATTTGCCATATATCCTTGGAATACAACATGACGAAATACCTAGTGAACCATATATCTCAGCCAAGCCAGAATTCATAAACAAATGGAAAGAAAAAACACAGACCAAAAAGAAACTAAAGGTTGGTATCCGTTGGATGGGTAATCCTCTCTATGAGTTAGAATTGGGTCGTTCGATTCCTGTTGAAATGTTTGGGCAGTTAAGTAATGACGACATACAATTGTTTTCATTTCAAAAGAGAGATGGGTGTAGGGATTTGAAAGTACCTGATAGTGTTGTTGACATATCCGAAGAATTATTAACGTGGGATGATACTATGGGTGCTCTGAAGAACATGGACCTTGTGATATCATCATGTACAAGTGTTCCACATGTAGCAGGTGCACTAGGGGTTCCTACATGGGTAGTAGTGCCGCTCTTACCATACTACACATGGGCAGATATGAAGAAAGAGTCCTATTGGTACGATACGGTGAATCTGTATAGACAAAAAGTTTGGGGTCGTTGGGTTGAGCCGTTTGATGAAGTAAAACAAGATTTGAAAAAATTATTGGAGATGAAATGAAATTAAATTTGGGGTGTGGTTACAACCATAAAGAAGGATGGATCAATGTTGACTCGGATATAAAATGTAAACCTGATAAATGTTTTGATCTTACAAAACCGAACTGGGACATAGAAGATTCATCAATCACAGAAGTGTTAGCAGAACATATACTTGAACATCTAGAAGGAACTGAAGGATATTTAACATTCTGGAAAGAGTTGTATAGAGTTTGTCAGAATGGTGCATTAATTCATATAGAGGTACCACACTGGGAGCACGATACATTTCATCACGATCCAACACATGTGAGAAAAGTTACACCTGTTGGGATAGCTATGTTTGATCAAGAACGCAATCAACAAGATTTAGTACGTAACGGGAGAGAGACAAAGTTGGGGTTTATGTGTAACGTTGACTTTGAAATGCAGGGTGTGAAATACGGCTTTGATGATCTAAATGGTAAACCTATGACTTGCTACTATCTAACAAAGGCAGTGAAGCCTGCGAGATATGAAAAGTGAAAATAGCTATTGCACTACGAACCTGTGGATCAACATATAGCTACTGGAATAGTAAGAATGATCGTATCGTAAATGCAGATAAAGAGACGATATTATTAACGTGTCTCAACAGTCTACTAAAAGCAATTAGTAATTCAAATCATGATATAATTTTTAGCGTACACGACGATTGTTCTTCCAATGACTTGCTTAATACAATAGGAGAGTTGTGCGCTAAACATGGGGTATCTGGTGAATTAATTAATTCAGGCAAACTGGGTAACTTCAAAACTCAATATGAATGGATAAAGAGACAAGACTGCGATTATGTTTATTGTGTAGAAGATGACTACCTACATCAATCAACTGCTATAGATGATATGATAGATTTCATTATGGCCATAAACGAGTTGAATGCTGGTGACTATGCGGTGTTTCCATTTAACTGTCCACACAGATATGCTTCATTTCAAGAATTGTATCCATCCTATATAGTGAAGGGACCAAAACAATATTGGAGATCCTGTTATCATAGTACCCATACTTTCTTTATATCAAAGAATGCATTTCAAAGATATGATGATATAATGAAGGAACAGGCATATACATGGGCAACGAATGCCGCTCTTGAAGATACTACAATAAACAGGGTATGGAGAGATCAACAGGTAATGATGTTTACACCATTAGAGTCATTGGCATACCATCTTGCAGATAAAACACAAGAAGATACATTATACAATTGGAAACAACTTTGGGAAGATAATTTAATATGAAAGCAAAGAATTTAAGATTCGTTTACGACAATCTACAAGATTGTATACAACAATCACTATATAATGGAACATTTTGGGAAGAGGCTGAGCTTGATAAAATATCAAAATATATTAAACCCAATTCTATAATATTGGACATTGGTGCTAATATAGGTAACCATGCAATATATTTTGATAAGTTTGTTTCACCCAAAGCGGTTTACGTAATCGAGCCTCTGAGTAGAGCAATAACCATGATGCTACAAAATATTGCATTAACATATTCCCATACAATCAACGTGGACCATATTGGTATTGCATTAAGTGATAGAGAGTGTTATACAATACCATATTATTTTTATGAGAACAATATGGGTGCAACAGAATTTGTAGAGATAACTGAAGAAGAAGCAAAAACATTAAATATAGATTTGAACTATTGTGGTGTGAAAACTGTTACTGGTGATTCTTTATTTGAAAATATTGATGTTGACTTTATGAAAATAGATGTGGAGAATATGGAGTTGAAAGTTCTCGCAGGATTAAAAAATACAATTGATAAGAATAAACCTATCATCTTTATTGAAGTTCATAAGCCTTATGTACCTCAATTCACCCAGTGGTTATCGGATAATAATTACTATATTATAGAATGTACTGATAATCAGATTAACTATTTGATTGGACCAAAGACTATATAATGAAACATGGTAAAACTGCTGTATATACAATACTAAAGAATGAGAAAAAATATATTGAGAAGTGGTTGTACTATGCAGCCCCTTTTGATTATCGCGTACTTCTAGATACCGGATCCACGGATGGATCATGGGAGCTATTACAAGAGTATGCAAAAAAAGATCCAAATCTTATTATTGAACAAAAAATCTTCACTCCATGGAGATTTGATGTAGCACGCAACTATAATATGAGTATGATACCAGATGATGTTGTTTGGTGTTTGTCACCAGATCTTGACGAGTATTTTTCAATTAATACTCATGATGAGATGGAAAGAATAATCTCTGCAGTACCGTCTATCACCAATATAGCATGTGATAGACTTGACATATATTCAAGAACCGTCCGTGTTGGTCCTCCGAATCATATTCCAACCAATAAGATTCATCTTAAGAAGGATTATGTCTGGAGACAACCAATATATGAACACTTAAGTTGGATCCACCAGGATAGATATGAGAATGAATTGTATTCAGATGATATCTTTTTAATACATGACCAAGATTTTCAGAAGAAAGAGCGTCCTGAGTTATATGTTAGAATGTTGGAAGAAGAATATCAAACTAATCCGTCTAACACATGGACATTGTGGTACTTACTTGGTCACTATGAAGGAACCCGACAGCTAGAAAAATATATTAGTGCTGGATGTGACTTCATAAAGTATGAAAATAATACACGGAGTGAGTGGTTCAAGCACGTAGCTCATCAACTTTCTGTTATAGAACAGAATGCAAATATTGACCTGCAATTAAAACAAAGAATAAAAGATACGATGGGTCAAAAAAAACACAAGATATATTTTAAAGAAGTCTTTAGTCCACCATCATTCCACGAAGCTTTAAACGTTTGTGTAACAATTGACCCTAACGATCCAGCTAAAGTTGAGAATGAGACACGGTTTCTGTTAGACTTTCTGAAACACAACTTTCTAATAAGTCCAACAACAAACGTTATGGATTTTGGTTGTGGGGTAGGACGAGTTTCGAAATCAATTATTGATATAGTCGGATGTACAGTTGTTGGGATAGATATAAGCGAGTCTATGATCAATAATGCAATACAATATGTTGGAAGTGAAAAGTTTATCCCAGTACTATATAGAAAAGGTATAAACATCTCTAACAAACCAAAATTTGATCTAACAATTGCATCCCTTGTCTTACAGCATGTTGAGGATCCTTCGACTGATATAAAGTTTATTAGTGATACCATGGTACCAGGGGGTACTTTGGTTCTTGTTAATGAAGAGGTAAGATTTGTTCCCAGGGGAGTAGATGAACAGGGATTTGTAGTTTGGGAAGATGATGGGTTCAACATACATCAGGAAGTTTCGAAATACTTCGATCTAGTAGGACACTATAGTTATTATAAAAGAGAGGATAAACCTCTATCAGTATGGAGAAAGAAATAATAAAATTACTGTTGATTTCAAATAGCTAAATAGAGTAATAAACAGGAGATTGACATGGCTGTTCCTACCACTCGAAGCGAATTTAAAGAATTTTGTTTACGTAAACTGGGCAAACCAGTGATTGAAATCAACGTAGACGACGATCAAATTGAAGACCGTATTGATGAATCATTGAAGTATTACTATGATTATCACTTTGATGGTTCTGAGAAAATCTATTACAAACATCAAGTTACGAATGAAGATAAAACAAACAAATATATAACACTGCCAGAAAATATTATTGGGGCAGTGAGAGTTTTCCCGGTTGGGGATCCATCAATGAGTACAAGCGATATGTTCAATATTCGCTACCAAATTGCACTTAATGACTTGTATACACTGACATCAGTTTCAATGGTTCCATACTTTATGGTTATGCAACACTTGGCTCTTATTCAAGAACTTTTGGTTGGTCAACAACCAATTCGTTATAATCGTCACACTAACAAATTATATCTTGATATGTCATGGGACAAATATACAACAGGCGAATTTATTCTTGTTGAAGCATATGAAGTAATTAATCCAGCAACATATTCTGATGCTTGGGGTGATAGATGGCTTCAAGAGTATTGTACTGCCAAGATCAAATATCAATGGGGTACAAACCTAACAAAATTCACTGGGTTACAGTTACCAGGTGGAGTTCAATTCAATGGAGAAAAGATTCTCGACGATGCAAAAGCAACTATTGAAAAGTTGGAAGAGGAAATGATCAATAGCTATAGCTTGCCAGTTGCAGACATGATAGGATAGGCATGGCCACCAACTTTTACTTCAATAACTTTCAGAGTAGCCAAGAACAGCTACTCATAGAAAATCTCGTCATTGAGTCTATAAAGATATATGGACTCGATGTGTTTTACTTGCGCAGAACGAAACGAGATTACGATACTCTTTATGGCGAAGCACCTGTATCAGAATTCAATGGTAGCTACATGGTGGAGATGTATGTTAAGAGCGTTGATGGATTTAAGGGTGATGGTGACTTCTTATCTAAATTCAATCTTGAAATAAGAGATCAAATAACATTCTGTGTAGCACGTCGCACATTCTCAGAAGAGATTGGTGGGTATGAAGATATGATTAGACCTCTTGAAGGGGATCTAGTTTTCTTCCCACTTAATAATAAATGCTTTGAAATTAAATTTGTTGAGCACGAAGCTATATTCTATCAGCTAGGTTCATTGCAGCTATGGGAACTCACATGTGAACTCTTTGAATATAGTGGAGAAAGATTCAATACTGGTATCGAAGAGATTGATAGAGTTTATGTTGACAACACATTAGATGCATTGGACTATGGCTTATTAACAGAAAGTGGAGAGCGCTTGGTGGACGAAGAAGGTGGATATGATTTCGTCACAGAGGAGTATGCAATAACAAATATTGATCCAATGTCAGATAATGTAATAATACAACGTGAGACGGACGACTTCATTGACTTCTCTGAAAAAGATCCGTTCAGTGAAAATGGAGTATACTAATGTTTGGACATACCTATTATCATAGAACGTTAAGAAAATATGTGACTCTCTTTGGTACATTGTTTAATGACATTTATATCAACAGAGAGAATCCAGAAACTGGTGATACAAGTATCATACAAGTACCGATATCCTATGGTCCAAAACAAAAGACAATGGTTCGTGTTGAGGCAGATGCACAATTAAATAGACCATATGCTGTTCTACTTCCAAGAATGTCATTTGAAATGACATCAATGTCATATGATTCTTCACGCAAGTTGCCAACAACTGGTAAGCACAATATTGTAAAATTGGTAGATTCCCCTAGCAAATTAAACTACATCTACAATCCAGTACCATATAATATTGATTTTGAATTAAATATTATGGTAAAGAATGCAGAGGATGGAACAAAGATTCTTGAACAGATCTTACCATACTTTACGCCGGACTGGACAACAACGGTTAATTTAATACCCGATGCTGGAGTAAAGCTAGATATTCCGGTTGTTATTAAGAGTGTAACATCATCAGATGATTATGATGGTGACTTTACTCAACGACGTGTATTAACTTGGACACTTACTTTCACGATGAGTGGTTACCTATTTGGCCCAGTCAAGAAGTCTGGAATCATCAAGTTGGCCAACGTCAATTTCTATGCAGATACAAGCACGACTGCTCCTATACAGGAACGAGTTACGATTCAGCCTGGTTTAACGGCTAATGGTGAACCGACATCAAACATTGAAGCTACTGTAGCATATTCAACAATTGAAGAGGACGATGATTGGACCTACATTGTTCAAACAACGAGTATATTAAATGAATGATAAGATAAGTGAAACATTAGGTATATCTCCTTTGCCTGTTCCAGAACCAGAGGTACTTCCTATACCTGCTCATGATGAAGAAGATTATGATTATGCACGTGGTAACATGATCAATATTATTGAGAAGGGTAATGAAGCATTAAGTGGAATTTTGGAGCTTGCCGAAAGATCACAACAACCGAGAGCTTATGAGGTTGTTACGGCATTGATTAAGACAATGGCAGAAACAAATAAAGACCTACTACAACTGACCAAACAAAAGAAAGAATTGAAGCGTATGGATGGTCAAGAGAATGGTGCAAAAACTATCAACAACAATTTGTTCGTTGGAAGTACTGCCGAGTTACAAAAATTTCTAAAATCCCAAAAAGATGGCACAACAGAATAGCAAAGACACCTATCTTGGTAACAGAAACTTAAAGAAGAGTTATGTTGAGATAGAGTGGACAAAAGAACAGATCCAAGAGTACATTAAGTGTGCTAAGGATCCTGTTTACTTTATTGAGAAGTATATCAAAATCGTTCATGTGGATAGAGGTCTCATTGCATTCGAACCTTATGATTTTCAAAAAGAAATTATCCGTAAGTCGGATACAGATCGGTTTGTAATATGTAAGATGCCTCGTCAGGTTGGTAAGACAACCACGCTCGTAGGTATTATTGTACACAGAGTTTTATTTAATGACAACTATTCCGTTGCTATTCTTGCCCACAAAGAAAAGCAAGCAATAGAAATTCTATCAAGAATTCAGTTAGCTTATGAGCACTTACCAAAGTGGCTGCAGCAAGGGATTGTTGAGTGGAATAAAGGTAATATCGAACTAGAAAATGGTTCTAAGATACAAGCAAGTTCAACAGCATCATCAGCAATCCGTGGTACATCACAGAACCTCGTATACCTTGATGAGTTTGCTTTCGTGCCTGCAAATATCCAAGAGTCATTCTTTAGTTCTGTTTATCCTACTATATCATCAGGTGAAACCACAAAAGTTATTATTACATCCACCCCTAACGGCTTGAATTTATTTTATAAAATTTGGGCAGATAGTGAAGAGGGTAGAAATAGCTATACGAGAGTAGATGTTCATTGGAGTGATGTTCCTGGTAGAGATGAAGCATGGAAACTAGAAACAATAAAGAACACATCAGAAGAACAATTCAGACAAGAGTTTGAATGTGAGTTCTTAGGGTCTTCATCTACCCTCATAGCTGGTACAAAATTGAGAACATTGGTTTGGCGACCACCTGTTAAATCAGATGGTTCGTTGAAGGTGTATGACTTCCCACAACCAGCAAGAATGTATGCTGTTACAGTTGATACTGGTAGAGGAGTCGATGGGGATTATTCTGCCATGCAAGTATTTGATGTAACAGAATTTCCATATACGAACGTAGCATCATATAGAAACAAGGAGATAGACCCAATGGTCTATCCATCTGTAATTTTAAATGTTGCTAAGTACTATAATAATGCTATGGTTTTAGTAGAAACCAATGATATAGGTCAACAGGTTGCTGATATATTGCAGCATGACCTTGAATACGAGAATATGATATTTTCCTACACTTCCGCACTCAATGGGGCTGTTGTGTCTGGTGGGTTTAGGGGAACGTCACATGCTGGAGTTAGAACAACTAAGACCGTTAAGAAGTTAGGTTGTTCTAACTTAAAATCTTTAGTAGAAAGTGATAAGTTAATAATTAATGATAATGATACAATTCAAGAATTGTTTAGATTTGTTGCAAGTGGAAGTTCGTATGAAGCAGAGGAGGGAAATGATGACCTCGTCATGTGTTGCGTACTTTTTGCATGGTTAACAGATCAAAATTATTTCAAAGAGCTGATCACCACAAACTTTAGAAGAAACTTATACGAAGAAAATCTTAAAAGAATTGAAGAAGAATTGACACCCTTTGGTATTATTGATGATGGAATAGTCGTAGAAGAACAATCTAAAATTGTTGACATGGAGGAGCTAGTTCAGGATCGGATGAGTTTCGATCGGTGGCTATCCAGTTAAATAACGTTATTTATAAATAGATCAGTAAAATCACACATAGTAGTAATTTTTTTGAAGGAGACACAAAATGCCATTTCAAGTTAGTCCAGGCGTAAATGTCACTGAAATTGATCTCACTACGGTTGTTCCTGCGGTGTCTACGACAGAAGGCGCATTGGCAGGGGTATTCCGTTGGGGTCCAGTAGACAAACGTATACTCATTAGCTCTGAAACAGAACTAGTGGCAAAATTCGGTAAACCAACAAACCACAATGCAGAAACATTCTTCACAGCAGCAAACTTCTTAGCCTATGGTAATAAGTTATTTGTTGTTCGTGTAGCTAATACAACAACTACCAATACATCAATTGGTGCCTTGTCTGCTGTTGCTAACGTTGGTTCAGTAACAACACTTACAGCATTAACAGTTGAAAATGATGATGTTTTCAATCCAGATGCTGCAGAAATAACAGGTGAAACAAACGTTCGCTTCTTTGCTCGTTATCCAGGAGCATTGGGTAACTCGTTGAAAGTGTCTGTTTGCGATACTGTAAACACATTTTTCTCTAACACTGAATTAGCAAGTAATACATCAATTAGTTCAAACGGTGAGCTGACAACAGTTATCGCTACAAACGGTAGCGCAAACGTTGTTGTTCAAATTGGTGCTGATGTTATTGCTGATGCTGTAGCACGTGCTGGTGAAGTTCGTGCACTATTAACTGTTGGTGATCTAGTAGAACTTGGTAATAGTACAATTGGCACACAATTGGCAAAAGTTGCAAGCATTGGTTCCGTATCAAATACAGCTACAGTCGCATCATTCACAATTGGTCTTGAGTCCAAGTACACATTGAATGATTTTGGTAATAATGCTGTTGCTAACGTATCAACAACAGCAGCTGGTTACTTGAAACGTTACTGGGAATATGCTGATGTAGTAGATGTAGCTCCAGGCACATCCACATATCAAGCTGGTTTTGGTAACTCTGCAGTTATTGATGAAGTGCATATTGTTGTTGCAGATGAAGACGGCTTAATCAGTGGTGTTCCAGGAACTGTTCTTGAAGTATATCAAGGATTATCAAGAGCCACAGATGCAAAAACTAGCGACGGTGCTGATAACCATGTTAAAACGGTGATCAATGGTCAGTCACAGTATATTTACTATAATGGGTATAGAGCATCTGGTTATGCCAATACAGCATTGAATATTACAAATCAAACAACTCATACACCACAAACAATATCATTTGTTGCTGGTCAAGATGGTGCTGATGAGTCTAATGTTGCAATTGGGGTTCTAACCAATGGATATGACAAGTTTGCATCCGCTGAAGATGTGGACGTATCCCTGATTCTACAAGGTAAAGCTCGTGGTACAGTTGCTGACAACTACGCTCAATTAGCTAACTATTTAATTGATAACGTTGCAGAAAAACGTAAAGACTGCGTTGCATTCATTTCTCCAGATAAGAACGACGTTGTTCTCAACTCTCAGGGCGATGAAGAGGCAGATGTTGTACAATTCAGAAATAGTATCACATCATCTTCATATGGTGTACTAGATTCTGGTTACAAATATCAGTATGACAAATACAATGACACATACCGTTATATCCCGTTGAATGGTGACGTAGCTGGATTGTGCGTACGTACTGATGAAACAAGAGATGCTTGGTTCTCACCAGCCGGTTTCAACCGTGGTATCATTAAAAACATTGTTAAGTTGCCATTCAACCCAGGCAAAGCAGAACGTGACGTGTTGTACAAAGCTGGTGTTAACCCAGTTGTTACATTCCCTGGCCAGGGTACATTGTTGTTCGGTGATAAGACATTGCTAGCTAAACCAAGTGCATTCGACCGCATCAACGTACGTCGTCTATTCATTGTACTTGAGAAAGCAATTGCAACAGCTGCTAAGTTCACTCTATTTGAGTTTAACGATGCATTTACTAGAGCTCAATTCAAGAACTTGGTAGAACCATTCTTGAGAGACGTTCAAGGCCGTCGTGGTATCTTTGATTACCGTGTAGTTTGTGACGAAACAAATAACACTGGCGAGATCATTGATCGTAACGAGTTTGTGGGTGACATCTATATCAAACCAGCACGTAGTATCAACTTCATTCAGTTGAACTTTGTTGCGGTGAGAACAGGTGTTGAATTCTCCGAAGTTGTTGGACAGTTTTAATAAATAGGACAAAGGAGAATAAACCATGGCATTTAATGTAAATGAGATTAGAAGTCAGCTGACTCTTGGTGGAGCGAGAAACTCGCTCTTCCAAGTGACAATTCAAAACCCTGCTAACGGGGTTGCTGACATTAAAGTTCCATTCTTAGTAAAAGCTGCCCAAATTCCAGCATCTACTCTTGGCACGATTGAAGTTCCATACTTCGGTCGTAAGATTAGACTGGCAGGTGACAGAACATTTGCAGACTGGACAGTAACAGTAATTAACGATGAAGACTTTTTGATCCGTAACGCAATGGAACAATGGTCTAATCAGATTCAATCATTGCAAGGCAATTTGAGAACATTTGGCGGTGCGAGTCCATCATTGTACAAAGCACAAGCTCAAGTGACGCAATTCTCTAAGACTGGTGTACCTATCAGAACATATCAATTCAGTGGAATCTATCCATCCAACATCGCTCCTATCGAGCTTGACTGGAATGCGACCGATACTATTGAAGAATTCCAAGTAACGTTCCAATACGATTACTGGGAAGTATCTGGTGGTATTACTGGCAACGCTGGTGGTATTTAATATAATGGAGCAGGGGGCTTAGGCCCCCTCCTCATCTTTTGAGGTTATTATGGCAAATCTTTTCGGTTTTGAAATCCGCAGACGCTCTCAGGAAGCTGAGCAAGCAAAAACTCCATCGTTCGTAACGGAATTTGAGGATGATGGTGCTTTAATTGTTGCAGCCGGTGGTATGTATGGTACATTTGTTGATATGGAAGGCTCTGCGAAAACAGAAGCTGAACTTATCAATAGATATCGTCAAATGGCTATGCACCCTGAAGTTGAAAATGCGGTTGATGATATTGTGAATGAATCAATTGTATCTGAAGATAGTACAGATATTGTCAAGCTGGATCTTGACAAAGTACAAAATGTATCGAGTAATATTAAAAAAATAATCCAAACAGAATTCCAATCAATTATTGAACTTTTAAACTTCAATAATCAAGCTTACGATCTCTTTAAGAGATGGTATGTGGACGGTAGACTCTACTACCATATCGTAATTGATGTAACAAAACCTCAAGAAGGTATACAAGAATTACGATATATTGATCCAAGAAAAATAAGAAAAGTAAAAGAAGTAAGAAGAAGAAAAGATCCTAAGACGGCTGTTACTGTACCTGAAGTAGCAAAAGAATTCTACATGTACAGTGAAAAAGGTTTTGCATCCAACGTCGGAACAGCAAACCCCAATCCATCATCCGCATCAGGTGGTGTAAAGATTGCTAAGGATAGTATCTTACACGTAACGTCTGGTCTCATGGACGTTAACAATACACTTGTATTATCTTACTTGCATAAAGCAATTAAAGCATTGAACCAATTACGTACTCTTGAAGATGCTACAGTTATCTATCGTGTATCAAGAGCACCAGAGCGTAGAATATTCTATATTGACGTTGGTAATCTACCGAAGATGAAAGCAGAGCAATATCTTCGTGACATGATGATCCGTTACAAGAATAGAGTTGTTTATGATGCAGCAACTGGTGAGATCCGTGACGATAGAAAATTCATGACAATGCTTGAGGACTATTGGCTACCAAGAAGAGAAGGTGGTCGTGGTACTGAGATTGATACATTACCAGGTGGTCAAAACCTTGGTGAAATGGCTGATGTTGAATACTTCCAGAAGAAACTATACGAGGCACTTGGTGTCCCACCATCAAGATTGAATCAAGAAGGTGGCTTCAATATTGGACGTGATTCAGAAATTACTCGTGATGAAGTTAAGTTCTCTAAATTTGTTAATAGACTAAGACTTAAATTCTCACAAATATTCTTGAAGGCATTAGAGAAGCAAGTTGTTCTCAAAGGTATCATGACTCTTGATGAGTGGAATGATATTGTTCAGGACATTAAGGTTGTTTATCAGAATGACAACTTCTATGCTGAGTTGAAGGATATTGAGATCTTAAAAGAACGTATTAACGCTCTTGCTATGGTTGATCCATACGTTGGTAAGTACTACTCACATACATGGACAAGAAAAAATATCTTGAAGCAAACAGATGCTGAGATGGAAGAAATGAACTCAGAGATTGAAGAGGAATCACAAGACCCTCAATATCTAGGATTGATGTTCCCTAATCCTCAAGATGTGATGGCACAGCAACAAGCATCCGAACAACAAGATGGTGGTGGCGATGAACAAACACCACCACAAACAAGTAGATAAATAAATATTGGAGAATGTGATGACTGACAAAACTTTTACTATTGATGATATGATTGCAACAGCAATTGAAGCAAAGCCAGATACATTTAAAGACGCATTTAATTCTGTGATGGCACAGAAAGCAGCAGATGCAGTATTGGCAAAAAGAGAAGAATTAGCAAAAACAATTTTCAGCTCTGCTGAAGAACAAGAGACTGACGAAGCTCCAGAAGAGGGAGAAACGTTGGATCTTGAAGCAGCAGATGACGACCAAGATCCAACAGATACAGAAACCGAGGACGAAGATGTCAATCAATCTTAAAAACTTTTTAGAACTTTATGTTCCTAAAGCTGGCGACGAACGAAAGTTTGTTGCTAAACATGTTGTTAAAAAGACGCCAGATGCAAATAAGAATGATGACAAATTGTTCACTGCATCCAATGTTAAAGCCATAGACCGCAAGAAAGATAACCACGGTTACAATCCTGGGGACGATGAAAAAGTTTATGAAGAAGTGGAACAAATTGCTGAAATGGATGCTCGTACAGCAAAAGAGCTTGCTACTAAGTCTATGAAACAAGGTCAATCCAAAAAAGCTACAATGTATAATAAGGTTGCTGCTGCATTAGAGCGCGGTGATAATACTACAGCAAAAGGCTTCCTACAACAGATTAACAATCTTGATGAGGCTTCATTGACACCAGGCGAAATGAAGAAACGTGAAGACTATGTCAAAGGTATGAAGAAAAACATATCCTCATTCAAAGACCGTTATGGTAAAGATGCCAAGTCAGTCATGTATGCAACAGCTACAAAGATGGCTAAAGAAGAAGTTGAGCAGATAGATGAATTGTCTAAAGACACTATGAAATCTTATGTTAAAGGTGCTGCTCAAGACTTACCACGTTTGGGTAACACACTTGGTAGAGTTCAAACTGGTGCATTGAAAGACAACAAACGTATCCAGAAATCTATTTCAGATAAAATAACAAATCGTTACATAGGCATCAACAAGGCTACTGATAAACTAACAAAGGAAGATGTTGATGGACTTTTGTTACTTAGTTTGTATATGAGCTTGGATGAAGACAACCAACAAGAAATGTTGAAGATGATTGATGAAGGTAATAAACCTGAACTTATCGAATTTGCACAAAGCATAATGGAGTAACAAATGCCAAACATCATCAATCAAAAAAATGGTAAAGTGGTAATTCATGCCACAGCAAATGTAAACTCAAACATAGCATCATTTGCAGTTGGTGGTGAGACAATTGCTGGTTTACAAATATCTCAAATAACATGGGGAGCTAATGGCTCTATTGCTGTTAAGAGAGGAACAGATGACATTCTTTACTTACCAGCTCAATCCTCAGGTGGTATTGATTTTGCAGGTGAAGGAATGACATTGTCGATTGGATCAACTGCAAACGTGATTGTTAATTTCACAGACGCTGGTTTTGTGTTACTGGAGCTTACAAAAATGGTAAGTGGTTCAACACAATACGATTACTATACAAACTAAGGAACCGATATGAAGTTAATTAGCGAACTTACAGAAGAGGTTAAGTACCTCGTTGAAGCCAAAGAAGATGGAAAGAAAAGCTACTTCATTGAGGGCGTATTCCTTCAAGGCAACCTAAAGAACAGAAATGGACGCTTATATAACACAGACATTCTCGATAAAGAAGTCAAGCGTTATAATGAAGAATACATTAAACAGAATCGTGCGTTCGGTGAGTTAGGACATCCATCTGGTCCAACAATCAACCTTGAGCGCGTATCTCATATGATTAAATCTCTTCAACGTGAAGGTAATAACTTCATTGGAAGAGCGAAAGTCATGGACACACCATATGGCAACATCGTAATGAACTTAATGAACGAAGGTGCTAAGTTGGGTGTATCGTCAAGAGGTATGGGTACTCTTGTTCAAAACAAAGAAGGTATCCAAGAAGTACAAGACGACTTTTTCTTAGCTACTGCTGCAGACATCGTTGCTGATCCATCAGCTCCTGATGCATTTGTTCGTGGTATCATGGAAGGCGTTGAGTGGGTTTGGGATAATGGTGTTTTGAAAGCCCAACAACTTGAAGAAATGAAAAAGACAATTGACAAGTCTGTACGCTCAAGAGACTACGAACAAGTCAAGATAAAGATTTTCGAAAACTTTATTAAATCACTGTAAACCCCTTTTATATAAATAAAATTACATAAAAAGTAATATAGGAGCGCAAAATGGCAAAAGAAGACTTACAAGAATTGAGTGTTGGAGGAGGCCAAACCGGAGCATCAAAAACTCCAGAGCCAGTCTCTAAAAAAGCAACACTACCAAATTCTAAAGACCAAGGGGAGAAGTCTGTGATCAAAGGAGCTACATCTGCTGGCTACGATGACCAAGAAGAGACTGATCCAGAAAACAATACAAAAGCAACTGCTGATAACTCAGCCTCAAACAAAGCGTCAGTTTCCATGAAGGAAGATGTGGATGCATTGTTTGAAGGTCAAGATCTATCAGAAGAATTCAAGACTAAAGTAACAACAGTTTTTGAAGCAGCTGTGCATGCTAAAGTAGAAGAACTACGTGAGCAATTACAAGCTGAGTATGATCAAAAGCTCGAAGAACAATTGACTGAATCACTTGATGAATTTGCAACACGTATCGACGACTACATGTCATATGCAGTTAACGAGTGGATGGAAGAAAATGAAGTAGCTATTGAATCCAGCCTACGTAACAGCATCACAGAAGACTTCATTGAAGGCCTACGTGGTTTGTTTGCAGAATCATATATTGATATTCCAGAAGACAAATTTGATGTTCTTGGCGAGATGGCTGAGAAGATTGAAGAAATGGAAAACAAACTAAACGAGGCAATCGAAGACAATATTGCTTTAAACAAAGCATTGGCTGAAGAAGTCAAATTTAGAATTTTCAATGAAGTATCTGAAGGTTTGATTACAACTCAAGTAGAGAAGTTCGCTACTCTAGCTGAGGGTGTTGAATTTGATGATCCTGATACTTATAAACAGAAACTTGAAATTGTTCGTGAAAACTATTTCGCTGACAAGAAAAAGTCTGCAACAAGTATCGTTGAAAGTGAAATTAACAATGCTGACGAGCCATCTGAAAAAGCTCCAGTGTTGAACGGCGTTGTAGCAAATTACGTACATGCTATTTCTAGAACGGTCAAAAAATAATTTTTATAAATAACATTAGCCCAAACATTTTTACTTAATAAAGAGGGAGACTCAAATGTATCTCAATGAAGAAATTCAAAAGAAATGGCAACCAGTTATTGAGCACTCTGATCTACCAGAGATCAAAGACGCTCATAAACGTGCCGTAACTGCAACGGTGTTGGAAAACACTGAACGTGCTCTTCGCGAGGCAGCAGGTATGTCACGTGGTAGCCAATCCTTATTCGAAGCAAATCAACCAGTAAACGGCATGCAAGGTTCATCTTCTGTTGCCGGTGATGGTAACATCGACATTTTCGATCCAGTTTTAATTAGCTTGGTTCGTCGTGCAATGCCTAACTTGATCGCTTATGATCTTTGCGGCGTTCAACCGATGACAGGTCCAACTGGTTTGATTTTTGCGATGCGTTCACGTTACAGCAACCAAGCTGGCGATGAAACATTCTACAATGAAGTTAACACAGGCTTCTCAGCATTGCCAGGTGGCGGTAACCAAGTTGGTAACGTACACTTAGGTTCATTAGGTGGTCACACAAATACCACTTCATTAGCAACATCTGCTAACGTGAACTATGCTGAAGGTATGTCAACTTCTGAATCAGAATACTTAGGTTCTAACAGCTCATTAGTGTTCCCACAAATGGCATTCAGTATTGAAAAAGTTTCCGTGACTGCAAAATCACGTGCTTTGAAAGCTGAATACACAATGGAATTGGCACAAGACTTACGTGCTGTACACGGTCTTGATGCTGAATCAGAATTAGCTAATATTCTTTCTACAGAATTGTTAGCTGAAATCAACCGTGAAGTTATCCGTACAATCTATGTAACAGCTAAACAAGGTGCTACAGAAGGTACTACAACTGCAGGTATCTTTGACTTGGATACAGACTCTAACGGTCGTTGGTCTGTTGAAAAATTCAAAGGCTTGATGTTCCAATTAGAACGTGAAGCTAATAAGATTGCCAAAGACACTCGTAGAGGTAAAGGTAATGTAGTACTATGTTCATCTGATGTAGCTTCTGCTCTTCAAATGGCTGGTGTACTAGATTACGCTCCTGCTTTAAATAGCAACAACTTGCAAGTAGATGATACAGGTGCAACATTCGCTGGTGTATTGAATGGCCGTATCCGTGTATACATCGATCCATATGCTGGTGGTAACTTCTTCATGATGGGTTATAAGGGTTCAAACGCATTTGATGCTGGTTTGTTCTACTGCCCATATGTTCCACTACAAATGGTTCGTGCTGTTGATCAAGACACTTTCCAACCAAAAATTGGCTTCAAGACTCGTTACGGTATGGTTGCAAACCCATTCGCAGAAGGTCTGACAGCTGGTGCAGGTGCATTGACACAAAACAGCAACGTTTACTACCGTCGTGTATTGGTAAACAACTTAATGTAATCAGAGCATTACACAATAATAACAATCTGATGTTAAAATTAGCCCGGTGTAAAAGCCGGGCTTTTTTTTCATATAAATACTATCATGAGCGCAATTACAGAAATCCCAAACAACAGAAACTTTCTTTCGCCAATCGGTTTTAGATTTGCGATAAAGAAAACTCCTAACGTGAACTACTTTGTTCAGGCTGCTAGTGTTCCAAGTTTAACACTTGGTGTAGCAAACGTTCCGACTCCATTCGTAAAGTTACCATTACCTGGTGATCACTTACAGTTTGGAACATTCAGTATTACCTTCCGTGTAGATGAAGAAATGAGAAACTACATGGAACTATTCAATTGGATGACAGCACTTGGTAAGCCACAAAGTTTTGATCAATATAGAACATTAGCCAACCAAGCTGTTCCTGGAACAGGTGAAGGTATCTACTCCGATGCTATCCTAACAGTTCTTTCTAGTGCTAAGAATCCTCAGATCGTTGTTAACTACAGAAACATCTTTCCAACCGATCTATCACAACTAACCTTCAGCGCCACTGAAGATTCAATAAATTATGTCGAATGTACAGCAACTTTTGCGTATGAGATGTTTACTTTTGACTACTTAATATAGTATAATAGCACATCTTATTTGTGAGGTTGTTATGAAGCTTGAAGAGATCCAGGGTCACTGGGAAAAAGATAGCACTATTAATCGTGTTGAGTTGGGTGAAGAAAGTCTACGAATACCACAACTCCATTCCAAGTATTACAAAATGTATTCTGATGAGCGTATGGCTCTTAGGAAGCATGAGTATCAATATACCACTATGAAGATGAAGAAGTATGAATATTATAGTGGTACCATCAGCCAGGAAGATCTTCAACAATATGGCTGGGAACCAAATCCATTAAAACTTTTAAGATCAGATGTTGCAATGTATGTTGACTCCGATACGGAGTTACTTAACATCCAAGCTAAGATAGACATGCAAAGAGAGAAGGTTGAATTCATTGAGTCTATCATTAAGAGTTTAACCACAAGAGGATATCAGATTAAGTCTGCAATCGAGTGGGAAAAATTTAAGGTCGGTGCGTGAAGTTAACTCTCAAGAAAATAAATGATGCCTATATCAAAATAGGGTGCGAAACAGACCTTGCCTATGAGCTAAGTGAATACTTCACCTTTTTAGTACCAGGTGCTAAATTTAATCCTAAGGTTAAGAATAAGATCTGGGATGGTAAGATCAGACTGTTTAATTTACTCACAAAAAGAATATATGCAGGTCTTAAACTCCATGTAGAGCTTTTTGCTCGTGAGCGTGGATATGAAGTTGAGTACGAAGATCCAAATGATTTTGCTGAAGAGCAATTTTCTGAAATGGATGCACTCAACTTTATAAAGTCAATCAACTTAAAGTATGAACCAAGAGACTATCAATTAGCTGCTTTTGTTCATGGAGTAAGAACGAAGCGCTCACTACTTTTGTCCCCTACAGCTTCAGGCAAGTCACTAATCATATATCTACTATCAAGATATTATCACACTCAAAACAATCGTGTACTGATTGTTGTTCCAACTACTTCACTTGTTCACCAAATGGCTTCTGACTTCGGTGACTATAGTGGACTTGATCCTGATAAATTCTGTCATAAGATTTATTCAGGTGAAGAGAAAGATAACATCAAACCATTTACAATCACAACATGGCAATCCATTTACAAGATGCCACCTGAATGGTTCCAACAATTCAAGGTCGTGATTGGTGACGAAGCACATTTGTTTAAAGCAAAGAGCTTGACAGGTATTATGGATCAACTGATAGACTGTTCATACCGCTTCGGATTTACAGGAACACTTGACGGAACACAGACACATAAGCTCGTACTCGAAGGATTATTTGGTCCTGTAAAGAAAGTAACAACAACAGCTGAGTTGATTGAGCAGAAGCACTTATCCGAATTCAAGATTAAGGCAATTGTGTTATCATATCCGGATGAGCAGAGACAGGTTGTAAGCAAGTACAAGTACCGTGAAGAGATTGACTTTCTTGTTGAGAATCAATTACGTAATCAGTTTATAGTCAACCTTGCTGAACAGCTCAAGGGAAACACCCTAATTTTGTACCAGCTTGTTGAAAAACAAGGTGAAGTATTGTATAATATGTTGAGTAGCTCTGCGAAAGATGTATTCTTTATATCAGGTAATGTAGATGGTCTGATACGTGAGGATATACGGCAGGCTGTTGAAACAAAAGATAATTGTATTATTGTAGCATCATATGGTACATTTTCAACAGGTGTGAATATAAAAAACCTACATAATGTTATATTTGCAAGTCCATCCAAGTCTAGGATTAGAAACTTACAATCTATTGGACGAGGATCGTTGACTAAGGCCGTGGCTGTGCTGTATGATATAGCAGATGACCTAAGCTGGAAGTCAAAGAAGAACTTTACATTATCACACTTTGCTGAGCGTATCAGGATTTATAATGAAGAAAAGTTTGAGTATAAAATTTATACAGTCAAGTTAAAGGAACAACATGCTATCAATAATCAAGCTGACTAATGGCGATGAAGTTCTTGGTGAGCTACAAACAGAAACAGATGAAGATTATGTTATAACAAACCCATTGAAAGTGATTTATCAATTTAGACCTGGAGCATCAATACCAACTGTCTATTTGCATAAAATAACTTTATTTGGTGATTCAAAGGTAGTGAACTTTCCAAAACGACATGTAATGTTTTCAACAAAGCCCAAGAAGGGTCTTGACAAATATTATGCTGAGATGTTGGAAGAGTTGAATGAAAGTGAAAAGATTGTTGAAGATGATCTATTACAACATGAATATGATACAGTGAGAGAGAATTCATTGAATAAGGATGAGATTTATTCGATGATATTAGAAAATATGCCCGTGACAGGAAACACATCAGTTAATTAATTATGGCTCAAAAAAATTATGTAAACAATGCCAAGCTCTATGAAGAGATGGTAAAGTATCGTGAACTACGTGTACAAGCAGAGCAACAGAATTTGCCTAAACCACAAGTATCAAACTATGTTGGTGAATGCATACTACTGATTGCTAACCGCTTATCCCTCAAACCAAACTTTGTAAATTATTCATATAGAGAAGAGATGATTTGTGATGGTATTGAGAATTGTCTAATGTATCTTGACAACTTCAATCCAGACAAGACATCTAATCCATTTGCATACTTTACACAGATCATATACTACGCATTCATTAGACGTATCCAAAAAGAAAAGAAACAACAGTATATTAAACACAAGGCATTGGAGAACAGTATTGTGTTCAATGAGCTGAGTGAGGCACATGACTTTGATGATATGGATTCATTTGTATCTACACTGAACATTGATAATGATACTCGAACAGAGTTTGTTAACAATTTCGAGAATAATCTTTCTAAGAAAAGAAAGAAGCCTAAAAAAGGCATTGAGAAATTTATAAAGGATGATGATGAAGATAGCTCTGATAACTGATACCCATTATGGGGCACGTGGTGATAGCTCACAATTCTCTAAGTTCTTTGCTAAGTTTTATAATAATGTATTCTTTCCATACATTGATGAACATAATATCAAAGCCGTAATCCATCTAGGGGATGTGTTTGATAGACGTAAGTATATTAACTTTCTTTCACTAAAAGAGTGTAAAGAGTTTTTCTTTGATCCATTGTGTAGTCGAAATTTGGATACCTACATCATCGCAGGTAATCATGACACCTTCTATAAGAACACAAATGAAGTTAATTCAGTAAACCTGTTACTTGGTGAATATCAAAATATATTAACATTTTACAAGCCTTGGGTAGGAAACTTTGATGGTACTGAGATCATGCTCATGCCTTGGATATGTTCAGGTAACTACAAAGACTGTATGGAAGCTATGGATAATACCTCAGCGCAGGTACTATTTGGTCACTTTGAGATCAATGGGTTTGAGATGTATAAAGGTTCATTCATTGATAGTGGCTTTGATGCAAACATTTTTAGTAAGTTTGATGTAGTATGTTCTGGTCACTTCCATCATAAGAGTAGTAAAGGTAACATTCACTATCTTGGAACACCATATGAGATAACTTGGTCAGACTTCAACGATCAAAAAGGGTTCCATGTTTTTGATACGGACACAAGGGAGTTGACTTTTATACCAAATCCCTATAACATATTCCATAAAATACATTATGATGACCTCGATAAAAAGATGGAAGATGTACTAAATATTGACTTCGCTCAGTACAAAGATTCTATCGTTAAAGTAATTATTAGAAACAAGTCTAACCCATACTGGTTTGATTTGTTTATTGAGCGACTAGAAGCAGCAGGTGTCATTGATATGCAAGTAGTTGATGACCACCTCAATCTTAACCTTGAGGATGATAGCGATATCATAAACGAGGCTGAGGATACAATCACAATACTTAACAAGTATGTCGAACAGCTTGATCTTAAAGCTGACAAACAAAAATTAGAAACACTATTACGTGACCTTTATTCTGAAGCATTGAACTTGGAAATATCTTAATGTTATATTTTAAAAATATTCGTTGGAAGAACTTTCTTTCAACTGGTAATGCTTTTACTGAGATTGACTTCGTAAGAAACAAATCTACACTTATTGTTGGAGAGAATGGAGCAGGTAAGTCTACCATTCTTGATGCATTATGTTTTGCTTTGTATGGCCGACCATTCCGTAAAATTAACAAAGCTCAGCTAATCAACTCAATCAATGGTAAGGGTGCAGTAGTTGAGTTAGAGTTTAGTGTTGGTAATAAAGAGTACAAGATCATTCGTGGTATCAAACCAAATGTGTTTGAAATCTATAGTGGCGAAACACTACTTAATCAGAATGCTGAAGCAAGAGAGTATCAAGAAGTGTTTGAGCGTACAATTCTCAAACTAAACTTTAAGTCCTTCTCGCAGATTGTTATTCTTGGTTCAGCATCGTTTGTTCCATTCATGCAGCTACCTAGTGCCCATCGTAAAGAAGTGATTGAGGATCTTCTTGATATCCAAATCTTCTCTGTAATGAATACATTGCTTAAAGATAAAGTCACAACAAACAAGAATAATATTGTTGAGACTGACTTTAGTATGAAGTCGGTTGCTGAAAAGATAGAACTACATAAAAAGCATCTTGCATCATTGAGGCAAAATAATGAAGACAATATTACTCAGAAAGAAACAAGAATACAACAACTAGAGACAAGAGTCACAGAGCTTACTGAGTTGGTAGAGCAGGAAAACGTTATTATAGCCGGTTTACAGGATAGTGTTAGTGATAAAGACAGTCTTACTCAGAAAGAAGAAGATCTACGTAATTTGAAGCGCAAATTGCACGAGAAGTACGTTAAACTAAACAAAGAGATAGAGTTCTTCCAGTCACATGATGAGTGTCCAATCTGTAAGCAAGCTATCAGTGAAGAGTTTAAGGCTGAGACTATAGACCATACCCATAAGGCAATGGAAGAAGTAAGTACTGGTTCTGGTAAGTTGCAAACAAAGTATGGTGAAGTAACATCACTACTACAACAAGTAGAGGCAACGTTAAACACTATTGCTCAACATCAAAGAAGTATCACGGAATATAATGTTGAGATAAACACGAACAATAGATTTATTACAAGCCTCAGAGAAGAGATTGAGGCATTACGAACAAACAACACACAGATTGAAAACAACAGTGCTGAGATAACAGAGCTCAAGAATCAACTAAAAGATCTCATAACATTAAAAGAGACATTACTAAGTGATCGACAAGTGTTAGATGTTGCAGGAGTACTGTTAAAAGATAGTGGGATCAAGACTAAGATTATTAAACAGTTTATTCCTATTATGAATAAGTTGATTAACAAGTACCTTGCTTCTATGGACTTCTTTGTCAACTTCGAGCTGAATGAGAATTTTGAAGAAACAATTAGATCGAGGTTTAGAGATGAATTTAGCTACGACTCTTTTTCAGAAGGTGAGAAGATGCGCATTGACTTGGCTCTCTTGTTTACATGGAGAGCTATTGCCAAATTGCGCAATTCTATTAGTACTAATTTACTTATTATGGATGAGGTATTTGATAGTAGTTTAGATAATACAGGAACGGATGAGTTCTTAAAGATTATCCAATCACTTGCTGCAGATACAAATGTATTCATTATTAGTCATAAAGGTGATCAGCTATACGATAAGTTCCATAGTGTGATCAAGTTTGAGAAGCATAAGAATTTTTCGAGGATGGTAGCATGATATTAGATTTAGTGAAATCAGATCACCCACTACTCAAAACTAAGTTGGAAACGTTCGACTTTAAGAACCCACCAACAGACGTAGCAGAGTTAGTGAACAATCTTATTGAGACATTAGTACACCATAAGGGATTGGGATTATCAGCAAACCAATGTGGGTTGCCATATAGAGTATTTGTTATGTGGTCTAATCCAACAAAGGTATGTTTCAATCCACGTATTGTGGATGAGACATCAGACGCTGTTACAATGGAAGAGGGCTGCTTATCTTTTCCCAATTTGATTCTTCCAGTAAAGCGTCCATCAATTATTAAAGTTCGTTATCAGAATGAATTTGGTGAAGTGGTTAATGATAAGTTTGTTGGAATGACAGCAAGATGTTTTCAACATGAGCTTGACCATATGAACGGAATAGTGTATACTAATAAAGTAACACCATTTCATTTACAAAGGGCAGTTCGTAAACAAATGATTGCTAATAGAAGGTTGAAGAATGTCAAAGATTAAAGTCGCTGAGCTATTTTATTCACTACAGGGTGAAGGTAGATTTACTGGAGTACCAAGTGTATTCTTGAGAACCTTTGGTTGTAACTTCCAGTGTGCTGGGTTTGGTATGCCAAGAGGTCAGTTAAGTGTTGAGAAGGATAGTATTGATGCTAAGCAGTTTAACAAGTATGAAGAGTTACCATTAGTTAGTACTGGTTGTGATAGCTATGCTAGCTGGGATCCAAAGTTCAAACACTTGAGTCCAATGTTTACATCAGAAGAGATTGCTACTAAGATCAAAGAGTTACTTCCCAATAAAGATTGGAAAGAAGAGCATTTGGTTATTACAGGTGGTGAACCGTTATTAGGATGGCAAAAGGCTTATCCTGATTTGTTAGACGCTATGCCAAACCTTAACAATATTACATTTGAGACAAATGGTACACAGATGGTATCAGATGAGTTTAAAGATTATTTACAAGACTGGTTTGGATATAACTTCCTTGGTCGAGACATTACATTCTCTGTATCAGCTAAGCTACCATGCTCTGGTGAGAAGTGGGAAGATGCTATCAAACCTGAAGTGGTAATGCAATATCAAACAGTAGGTCATACATTCCTGAAATTCGTAGTAGCAACACAAGAAGATGTACAAGATGCTGAACGAGCAGTAAAGGAATATAGGGATGCAGGATTCTGGGGTGATGTTTACCTAATGCCTGTAGGAGGTGTACCAGATGTTTATAATCTGAATACACAACAGGTAGCAGAACTTGCTATGAAGAAGGGGTGGAGATACTCTCCACGTTTACAAGTAGATATTTGGAGGAATGCTTGGGGAACGTAACAAACGAGTACATCATGTACTCATACAATCAAATTCACGCACTCACCTGTAAGTTATATACAGACATAATGGATATTGATTTTGACTATGTGGTTGGAATCAATAGGGGAGGGTTAGTCCCAGCACTGATCCTCAGTCACCTTTTTAAGAAGCCATTAGAGACAATCAATTGGTCCACTCGCGACTTCAAACGTCAAGAACATAATTTTAAGATAGCTCAAGATTTAGCAAATGGTAGTAATATACTCCTAGTAGACGATATTAATGATAGTGGTCAAACATTCCTTGACTTAATTAATGATTGGGAGTATACTGATGAGAGTAAAGGGAAGTTAGTTAAGGTAACACCTATCCAACGATATACAACAAAATGTCCATCTGATTTCTATGGTGATTTGATTACTGTCGACAATTGGGTGCTTTTTCCATGGGAGCAAAAATGAGTAAGTGGGTAATCGATAAGCAGTTTAGTTTCTGTTATGGTCACCGAGTATGGTCACAAAAACTAGAACATGATTATTGTGAATATGGCGACTATGCATGCAAGTGTCGTCACTTACACGGACACGAAGGTCTTGTCCATGTATTCTTAGAAGGTGATGAACTAGAGCGTGGTATGGTCACAGACTTCAAGCATTTAGGTTGGCTGAAAAACTTTTTAGACAAGTATATGGATCATAGATTTGTTATTGATAAGAATGATCCAATGTATGGTCAACTTGTGGATGGTACTTGGAATGCTCTAACAGATAAGTTGCAGAAATTACCAAAGCCTGTCTATGTGCCAGGAACAAAACATGTAGCTGGGTATGAATTAGATTTATCTGAAATTGTAGATCTATGTGAAACACCAGAGTACGAAGTACTAGAAGGTTACTTCATTGTAGATTTTGTTCCAACATCAGAGAACTTATCAAAGTGGGTTCATGATATTGCATCAGCCAAGATGGCAGGGTTAGGTATTACGGTTAGTCAAGTAGATTGGTTTGAAACACCAAAGTCACGTTCAAGTTATAGAGGAGTTTAAATGTCACATCCAGCATATAAAAGTAATGCAGAGTTAGGTTTGAAGGTGCATAAGCACCTTGTGAGCAAAGGATTGGAAACACCAATCACCGATAAGGTATATGGTAACAACGATGAAAAGATTGATGCTATTGTACCACACTTCCGTGCAATCATGGAAACGCTTGGTCTTGACCTTGCAGACGATTCATTGGAAGATACACCAAAGCGTGTAGCTAAGATGTATGTCAATGAGATCTTCTGGGGATTGGATTATACTAAGTTTCCAAAGTGTACAGCTATTGACAACAAGATGGATTATAAGCATTCATTTGTTTGTGAAAAGAACATTAATGTTCAATCCAATTGTGAACACCACTTTGTAGTTATTGATGGGTTTGCTACAGTAGCATACATTCCACATAAGAAAGTACTTGGTTTATCTAAGTTGAATCGTATTGTGGAGTTCTTTGCTAAGCGTCCACAAGTACAAGAACGTTTAACAGAACAGATTGCTGAGACTATTAGTTTTATTGCAGAGACACCAGACGTAGCTGTGTATATTGACGCACAACACTATTGTGTCAAGTCACGTGGTATCCAAGACACTGGTTCATCTACAGTAACGTTATCAACTCGTGGTTTGTTTGCTGAAGGTGATTCAGAAGTACGTCGTGAGTTCTTAAATATTGCAAGACAGTCATCAAAATAATGGCAAAGGTATATTTCTGTAAGTTTGTTCATAAGAACACTGGTAAGGTGTTCTATAAGTTTGGACATACAAGTAAGTGGGATGTGTTAGAAAGATTTGATACTAAGTTTGATACCCGATATGGTGATTTCAATATTACATGTGTGGCTAGTATCGTAGGATCATTGGAATGGTGTCAGAGTGTTGAAGAGATATTCAAGTCTATTTTTCCTAAGAACATTTGGCTAGAAAAATATCTCGGTGAAGGTAACTGGGATAATTTTTCTGGCATTACAGAAATTGTTGACTTAACTCCTGAACAGTATGATAATGCTAGACAAGCATTTTACAATTTGAAGAAGAAGGTGACAGATGTCAAAAGCAAATAAATTTATTTGGGTAACATTTAGAAAAGAAGGTATTCACCGTTATCCTGAAGCAGCAAAAGTACCTGAACTTGATGACGTGAGCTTTCTAGCATACCCACATCGTCATATTTTTCATTTCAAGGTTGCCATTAACGTAACACATGACAACCGTGAGATTGAGTTTATCCAATTTAAACGTTGGTTAGAAAGTCTTTATAATGACCAGACTCTTGAATTAAATTACAAATCATGTGAAATGATTTCCGATGACTTGAATAAGGCTATCAATGATAAATATCCTAACAGGACCGTACTTATTGAAGTAAGTGAAGATGGTGAAAATGGTTCCTGGGCAACATATGAAAACTAAAGTGAGATTAATATTATGGCAACATTCTGTCACATAGCACCAGTACCACATCTTGACCTCGTTGATGGTAACGAGGCACATCTTATTCTAGCACACCTTGTTGAAACTGATAAAACATATGCAGACTTTTATCTGAGACAGAAGGGTGTTAAGATCTTAGACAACTCCGCATTTGAAATGTATAAGCAAGGTCGACCAATGTATCCATCCGATCAACTAATTGAGATGGGTAAACGTGTTGGTGCAGAGTACATCGTAATGTCCGATTATCCAAATGAGGAGTCAGGTAAAACAATCAAAGCAGCTGTCAAGTTGCATGAAGAGTTTAAAGAGGCAGGATTTAAAACATTCTTCTGTCCACAATCCAAGATTGGTGACATGGAGGATTTAGTTGAAGCCTTTAGATGGGCATCAAACAACCCAGAGATTGTAGACTATATTGGGTTCAGTATTCTTGCTATTCCAAATGCTTATGGAGTAGAAAAGGATAACAAGATGCAACGATTTGTTAGTCGTACTATGTTTATGCATGTACTCAAAGCAAAAGGTATCTTGGATAAGATTAAAGAAAATGGTCAGAAGATTCATTTACTAGGTATGGTTGACGGACCTAATGAGATTATCTTGATGTCTCCATTTAAGGAATATATTGATACATGGGATAGCTCAGCAGCTATATGGGCCGGATTGAATCAAGTACAGTTTGACGAGTCACCAACAGGCCTTATGAATGGTAAGTTTGAAAAAGAAGTTGACTTCGACTTCAAAACAGAGGATCCTATTAGCTTATTGACAACATCTGTTAATATGGTGTACATTAACTTACTAATGAGAAAATATTTGTCATGAAATACAATGAAGATAAAATTATAGAAGAGATTTTCAAATACATTGGAAGTACATATAAGCAACATTATGTAGGAACCAATCAGGTTCAGACAATCGATGTGTGGGAAGCGTTAGGTAGCGTTGAGTCCTCACTGAGGGACAATGCTATTAAGTATTTAATGAGATTTGGAAAGAAGGATGGAAAGAATAGAAAAGACTTGCTGAAGACAATTCACTATGTGATTTTGTTGATGCACTTTGCTTTCATCGAAGAACAAAATGATAAAGACCGTTTATCTTGATATGGATGGAGTGATTGCGGATCTCGGAACTTGGTATGAAAACCGCTATGGTATCATTCCTAGGGAAGATCCTAATCACCGTAACAATTGGCCTGATGCAGTTAGGTATGGTATGTTTAGACTCCTACCATTCCTTGAAGACTCACGTGAGATGGTATACCGTCTTATGAACTCAGGTGTCGAGGTTATTATATTGTCATGTGCAACAAAAGCTAACTATGAACTTGTTAGCTATCATAAGACAGAATGGTTGAAAGACCATGGTCTATCTAAATTCAAAGCTATATTCACAAAAACAAAAGCTGAAAAAGCATACTATGCTGCACCAGATAGATTATTAATTGACGACTCACCTGGATGCGTAGAGCCATATGCTATGGCAGGTGGACCAGTTATATTACATAAAAGTGGTAAAGAAACAATTGAGCAATTAGAAAAGATGGGAGTTATATAATGAAGCATATTTTAGGACCTGGGTCTCGTTCAACCTTGACTGCCGTACAGGATGGAGATAGTCAACCAAATGCAGTAGACTTGAGATTGGGCAAAGTGTTCAAGATCACAGATAATGTATTTGAGGTATCTAACGAACATAAACTACATCGTGGTAGTGTTGAGATTGAACCTGATAGTGAAGGCTACTACAACTTGCCAGTAGGTCATTATGAAGTGATTATGGAAAACATTATCAATGTTGGTGGTGGTGAAGCTGGTTGGGTGATCACTCGTTCAACATTGAACCGTAATGGTATCTTCCTAACAAGTGGTCTTTACGACTCAGGATACCATGGTGTGATGGCAGGCGTGATGCATGTATCATGTGGTACAGCAAGAATTAAGCAGGGAACAAGAATTGGTCAGTATTTGAGCTTTGATGCACAATCATTGGGTTCATATGATGGTGACTATGGTATTAACAAAGAGCATGACAAGAAGTACAATTAATAACTGGAGACAATATGGAAATTAAAATTTCATTAGAAGAATTACAGCAAGCCAAGATTTTTGTGGCTACACCAATGTATGGTGGTCAGTGTGCTGGGATGTATACAAGATCGATTGCTGACTTCTCAGCAATGTGTGCAAAGTATAATATTCCAATGCAACTCTACTACTTGTTTAACGAGTCATTGATCACACGTGCTCGTAACTATTGCGTAGATGAGTTTATGCGTTCTGATGCAACACACTTGATGTTTATTGATAGTGACATCGGTTTCAATCCACAAGATATCTTGGCATTGGTAGCCTTGACTCAACAAAATAGTGAGATTGAGATTATTGGTGGTCCATATCCTAAGAAATGTATTTCATGGGAAAAGATTAAACAGGCTGTAGATAAGGGTGTGGCGGATGAGAATCCTAATACACTTGAGAACTTCGTTGGTGATTATGTGTTCAATCCAAAAGGTGGTCAACGTGAGATTCCATTGGGTGAGCCAGTTGAAGTGTCAGAAATTGGTACTGGGTTCATGTTAATTACTCGTGGTGCTTTAGAGAAGTATGCAAAAGCATATCCAGAACAAAGCTACAAACCAGATCACGTTCGTACAGAACACTTTGATGGTAGCCGTGAGATCTTAGCATACTTTGATTGTATCATCGATCCAGAATCAAAACGTTACCTGTCCGAAGACTACAATTTCTGTTACCATGCTCAGAAGGCAGGTATGAAAGTTTGGTTCTGTCCTTGGATGAGACTGCAACACGTAGGTAGTTATGTCTTTGGTGGTAGTTTGATTGACCTAGCATCTATTGGTGCAGCAGCAACTGCTGATGTAGGTAAACTAAGCAAGCAAGATACAAAAGGCAACAAGAAATGAAATTAGATAATAGAACTGTTCAAATATTGAGGAACTTTTCTACTATCAATCCTGGGCTACAGTTTACAAAGGGTAAGACACTGATCACAGTGTCACCCCAAACAACAACTGTAGCTCGGGCATTATTAAGTGAAGATATTCCTTCGTCATTTGCAATACATGATTTACCAAAATTCCTAGGTGTGCTTTCGTTATTTGAAACACCAGAGATCACACTTAACGAATCAAACATGACCATATCATCAGGTCAACAAAAGGTCCAGTACACTTATGCTGATTCAAGGAATCTTATCACACCAAGTGAGAAATTGATTGAATGGCTTGATAATGGTAACACAACACCAGACATTACTTTCACATTAACAAATGATGTGTTGACAAAAGTAATGAATGCATTGAAGATACTACAACTACCAGAGATTGCAATCACTGCTAAAGATGGTAAATTGTTTGTGGAAGCGATCAACTTTAAAAACCCATCAGCAGATACATATAGCGTTGAGTTATTAGATACTGATCTCAAATTCAGAATGATCTTCAAAGCAGAAAATATCAAGCTGATGCAAAGTGACTACGAAGTTGGTATATGCTCTCAAGGGTTGGCAACGTTCAAGGGAGCTGATGTTAGTTACTGGATTACAAGTGAAGCGACATCAACATTTGAAAAGTAGTTGAGACTCAATTTTAGATTGGGCTGGTTCCGAATAGAACTATTGCCTCGTTGGAAAATTGTTTTTGATGTGAGACGGACGCTGAATAAAAAGCGTCGTTAGGATTATTATATTATGAGTAAAGATGATTTCTTATGGGTTGAGAAGTATAGACCCAAAACTGTTGCCGACACTATTCTTCCGAATGAATTGAAGGCAACATTCCAACAGTTCGTTGATCAAGATAACATTCCAAACCTTCTTCTTACTGGTCGTGCAGGTGTAGGTAAAACTACAATTGCAAAGGCTATGCTTGAAGAACTAGACTGTGACTATATTGTTATCAACGGTTCTATGAATGGTAACATTGATACATTACGCAATGACATAATGCAATTTGCATCTACATTGTCATTGCGTGGTGGTAGAAAATATGTTATTCTTGATGAAGCAGACTATCTAAATCCAAACTCAACACAACCAGCACTCCGTAACTTCATGGAGGAGTATAGTAAGAACTGTGGTTTCATTCTTACATGTAACTTCAAGAATAAGATTATTGAACCGTTACAGAGTCGTTGTAGTGTTGTTGACTTCAAGATTCCAAAAGATGAACGTGCGAAGATGGCTAGTGCCTTCTACAAACGAGTGCTTGGTATTCTTGCACATGAAGGTATCGAAGCTGATCCGAAAGCAGTGGCTGGTTTGATCGAGACCCACTTTCCAGATTGGCGAAGAGTACTTAACGAACTCCAGCGTTATAGTGCTACAGGCAAAATAGATAGTGGTGTCTTGACCAATTTTCAAGATAGTAAGTTTAAGGACTTGATGGGATTTATTGCGTCTAAAAACTTTACTAACGTACGTAAATGGGTAGGTGAACATTCTGACATAGAGGATATAGTTCTTTTTAGAAAACTGTATGATACAGCATCAGAATACATTAATCAGAAGTCAATTCCACAGTTAGTATTACTGCTTGCTGAGTATCAATACAAAGCAGCATTTGTGGCTGACAAAGAAGTAAATATCGTCGCATGTCTAACAGAGATTATGGTTGAATGTGAGTTCAAATGAAACAACTAACAGAAGAGCAGATTGAACAAATTGAATCTCAAGTTGTTGGTAAGGCAGAACGTATTAACTATAAGTGGATGCTAGAAACGAGTGGGTGTTTTGATATCACTCATGAGTATCTAGGTAATAAGTTCCACATAAGGGAGTTTGTGTATAAAGGTAGGATCCGCCACCTAGTGAATAAACAGTGGGTGGAGGATCCAGTACACAATCAGAGACTTCCTGACTGGCTACGTGAGCCATGGGGAACATATCCAAATCTACCGGAGAAGCCAAATGAATCCATTTGATTTCGTTAATGCTATCACATATAACAAGCAAGACCTGATGTCCGGTACGGAGAACGACGAGCTTGCTGAAAAGTCATATGTACCCTTTTTTGCTATTAAAGCCTTATCATACTATCCAGATACGATCTTCCATGCAAACGAAATCAACAAGAATCACCATATAGACAACAAGTTACAGTTTCACTATTTACTAAATAGTATACGTTCCCAGAAGCGATTTTCGAAATGGGTGAAGAAAGAGCGTTTAGAGGATTTAGAGATAGTGAAAGAATACTTTGGTTATAATGATGAACGAGCATCTGAGGCCTTGTCTATTCTTTCTTCCGATCAAATGAATATAATAAGAAAAAGATTAGAAAAAGGTGGATAATGGAATTGTTAGATGGTTTGGTAGAAGTTAGACTTCAGAACGAAGATGACTTTCTGAAAGTGCGCGAAACATTGACAAGAATTGGTGTTGCATCACGTAAGGATAAGAAAATATACCAATCGTGTCACATTTTACACAAGCGCGGAAGATACTATATTGTTCATTTCAAAGAACTATTCTTGCTGGACGGCAAGGAATCAAACTTTAGTGATGAAGATAGAGCACGCAGAAACACTATTGCAAACTTAGTTGCAGAGTGGGGTTTGGTGCAGCTTATTGATCCAAGAAAGACAAAAGAACCTGTGTGTCCTTTGTCTCAAATCAAAGTAATATCATTCAAAGAAAAAGATGAATGGATTTTGGAAGCAAAATACAATATTGGTACTAAGAAATAGTTGAACTTTTATTCAGTTTGATCTATAATGATTAGACTAAATGGGAGATTATATTATGGCTTTTATGAGTAAAAATCAAATGTTGTTGCAACGTCAAGCATTAGAGAGTGACATGAGTTCATATTTCTACAGCTTATTAGAATATAACTTGACAGTAGCTACGATGCGAGATAGATTCGAAGATATGTATCCTGGTGAGGAAAAGTTCTTTGAAGAGTTAGTAAGTGAGTTGGCAGAATGAGTACTCAGTTAGAGTGGGACAAACGGTTTCTCAATCTAGCTGAACATATTAGTAATTGGTCGAAAGACCCCTCTACGAAAGTTGGATCGGTAATTGTAAATGCAAAAAAGCATATTCTGGCTGTTGGTTATAATGGTTTTCCTAGAGGTGTTAAAGACACTGCTTCTCGCTATAATGATAGGACTACAAAGTACAAATTTGTATCCCACGCAGAGCGAAATGCTCTTGACAATGCCCATATGGATGTAAGTGGGTGTACATTATACTCCTCACTCTTTCCATGTAATGAATGTGCTAAATCAATTATACAACGTGGTATAAAACGTATTGTTACTAGGCGACCTGTAGACGATCGACCAGACATGAACTGGGATGTTACACAAGCAATGTTTTCTGAAGCTGGTATCTTATTAGTGATTCATGATAAATAATTCTATCCCTCGGGATGGGGAGACTGGCGGAGGTAACCAGTCTAAAAACCTCCACACTATGCCTTCGGGGTAGTGAACATTATTAATCTTGCTTAATTTAAGGAGAAAAACTATGACACGATTGTCAATTGGGCCACTATGGCCTTCCACTATTGGTTTCGACCGTTTCTTTGGTGAAATCGAACAAATCTTGAACGATACGTCAACTCAAACAAGACAAACATATCCACCACACAATATCGTAAAACTAGATGACAACAAGTATCTTGTTGAGCTTGCTGTTGCTGGCTTTAACAAGAAAGAGATTACTGTCAAAATTGTTGATGGAGTGTTGGAGATTCGAGGTACAAAAAACCCACATGAAGATGAAGGCACCGAGTATCTTCACAAAGGAATTGGTACAAGAGATTTTCTGAAATCAATTCGTTTGGCTGATACTGTAGAAGTACGTGGTGCAGAGATCAAAGATGGTATTTTACGTATCGCTTTAGAGAATGTAATTCCAGATCACAAGAAACCTCGTGAGATTGAAATCGGTGAAGAGCTAAACTTTTACAAACCACAGTTGCTAACTGAGGAAAAGTAGCTTAACAATGGGGGCGCAAGCCCCCTTTTAATT